AAGACTGCGTGACGCAGCATATCTTCCTTCTGGTCATAGGGGATACTGCAAGTGCGGATAGCAAGGTTCTGATACTCATTACCGTTCATGTTTGTGTTCCTCCTTCATGTAGTTACGTAATTGAGCGGTTGCTACTACCCCAGCGATAAAGCCCAGCAGCAGGACAACCGTGTAGAAAATCAGAAGAACCACTACGGCTATCATAAGCTTCATGGTTGTTTCCTCCTTTAGATGCCAAAGATACGCGATGCCATCATGTCAGCGGTATGGGTAAACAGGACGTTGTTGCAGCTTTCAATGGCAGCACCAACATTGTTCCATACGCTCTCACCCTCATAGGCTCCCATGTGCCAGCGGATGCACAGCATTTCTTCCCCGGTCAGGTCAATGCACTTCTGCGCGATGATAACGGACTTATCGCCATGACCTGTCAGAATGAGGTTCTTGCGGTACTCAAAGGAACCGTCAGGCTTGCGGTCATACTGGTCACACTTACACAGGTCATGCAACATACCTACGATGTAGGGACTACGCTTGTGTTCCCATTTCAGACCCAGCTTGCGGGTCAGCATCAGCAGGGACTCCGTTACCAGCAGGCTATGGTCGAACAAGCCGCCAGGGTAGTTACCGTGATACTTCGTGGACGCAGGAGCGTCAAAGAACCCCAGGGACAGCAGGTTATCACGCAGGATTGCTACCTGCTCAAAGGGCATTACTTCACCCATGATGGATGTAAACCGGGCAACGCGGTCTTTCTTCTTGATATTGCTCATATAGCACTCTCCGTTTCTTTCAGAACTTAATTCAGAATAGAAGCATTGGAGAGGTTGAGTATAGAACTCTCCCTCTCCGCAGCTTAGTTGAGGGGTTAGCCCAGGATGGAGTTCAGGTCAAACTTCTTATCCTTCTTGGCAGGGGCAGCGGTAGTCTGTGCCGCAGGAGCGGACTTCTTCTCAGCAACCGGGGTATCAAACCCATCAGCGGGTTCCTTGTTGCCCAGTCGCACAAAGTCCAGATACTTGCCGGGAGTGCGGTTGCTCTCAACCTTCTCATGGTCAACCTCACAGCGAATGTAGCAGCCAACCAAATCCTCATGGTCAATCTCCGTCAGACCATAATCGTTGAGCGCAGTCTTAGCGAAATAGGAGAACGCGTTCAGACCGCCCTGGTTGGGTTCGCCGTCCTTGTTCAGCAGGGAGAAGCGTTCAGTGTGCTTCTGTCCAGCCGCGTTCTGCATGGTGACCTCCATCTTGCCAAAGTCCTCCTTGTACTTGACTTCGGTAATCAGGAAAACGTGAATACCCTTCGGGATAAGGGAAAAACCATCAGTCAGACCAATCTTAGCCATTGTAATTTCCTCCTTGAGAACGCCGTTTGGCGTTGTTATTGTGATTAGAATATTTGCTCTTGTAGGCGCAGGACACGTTGACGTAGACCATAACGCCGATATACAGTGCCATTTCCACAAACAGGGTGGTCAGTACACCGAAAACGAATGGGTTAATGTACATGGTTACTCCTTCTCTTTGAGTGTAAGACGATAGGTAACAGTTTCAGCAGTCTTGTACTTATCCAGTACGCCGTCCTTCTTCATGGCAGCTTCATCAATCTTCTTGGTGACACTGCGGGAAGTAACCCAGTTATACTTGGAACCTTCCATGATGACCTGCTTATCGCCATCGCGGAACTTCGCGGTACAGGCTTCCTTGATAAGGTCTTTCAGGGTTTTCAGCCGCTTTTCGTCTGCGGCGGTTTCCGCTGCTACCTTATCCAGCTTCTCCTGCAACTGCTCCGCTTCGGCAATCATAGCGTCAAGGTCACTGTCCGGGGACAGGTTGTTTGCGCGGAGAACCTTGAGGATTTCAGCGTCCTTCTTCTCGTCATACTTCGGAGAAACGCCGCCCTCCACGTGTTCCTTCCACCACTTCTCCACCTTCTTGATGGTCTTAGCCATGTTCGGGTAACGCTCCGATACCTTGAAAGAACGCTCAAAGGTATTGTCCGGGGTTACAATGAACGCTTCGGGGTTCTGGTAGTCCTTGTCCTCAAGGACAGTACAGACCATGATAACGTCATCCACACCCAGCAACCAGGCATACAGCGCAGCCTGCAAAGCGTAGTATTCAGGAATATCCTCAAGCCAGTCCTCACTGCGCTTCGTGGTTTTCATCTCAAGCACCGTGGTAGGCTTGCCGTTCTTATCGGTGAACAGGTAGTCCCACATGCCGCCGAAAATGGGTTCATCCTTGAAGAAATCGCCCCAGGTTTTCTTGAAGTAGTCCGCTCCGTACACATCGGTAGGAGAGGTCAGGTTCTTCCAGAAATACTTCTCCTTCATGTAGTCAGCCTGCTTCGGTTCGATTGCCTTACCAGCCAGGGTGTAGATGGTATCCTCAAAAGGTTCCTCATAGGTACGGGTGATAGCACACCAGGCATTGAACGGGGTAGTCCACGCGTTCAGACCCATAATAGCGGCGAAACGTGTACCCGTACACTTCTTAGGCTTCGCCGGGGGTGTGATAGAAATGGTGTTATTCTCATTCCACTTCATAGAATTGTCCTCCTTATCTTAGTAGACGAACTTACGCCAGTTCAGGGAAAAGAAACTCTGCTTGTCAGCACCCTTGCGGTTGATATGCTGATAACCAGCACGTTGCATGTTGGCACGTGCGATACTGCGTTTAAGCTTTCTCATGCTTCGCTTCCTCCAATTCCACAGCCTTGTCCAGATACCAACGTGCTTTCTTAATATCCTCAAGACCGTTCTTTCTCTTGTGACGGTAGAGATACTTGAGTGCATTGCAAATGCAGAAGTCAATGGTGGACTCCACGCCCTGCGTTTCTACCATCACATCAATGCACTCAAACTTACCCGTTTCGTAGTGTGCCGGGTGGTTTACCATGTCAGGCATGGGTTACGCTCCATACTGGGAGATGATTTCCGCAATGTTCTTGCAGAGTTCAGCACAGGCAGACGCAGCGATGTTGGTAAAGCCATCGGTTTTTAGGGCAATCTGCTGTACAAATTCCTCCTGTTCCTCGTCCTTGTCCATCAGGTCACGGCACAGGGTCTTGAGTTCGGCAATCTGTTCCTCAGAAGCAGCACCGTCAGCACCAGTCAGTTCCTTCTTGGCTTCCTCACGCTCTGCGGTAGTAGCCGGGGCTTTCTTCTCCTTCTTGCCCTTCTTAGTGGCAGGAGCAGCGGCAGCGGCTTCCTCTGCGAACTCGTTAGGTTCATCGGTGTTGTCATCGGAACCCAGAGTAGCGTCTACATCATCAGGCTCCGTAATATCCAACACAGCCATCCACAGATAGCGGCGCAGGTAGGTGATAGAGGAACCCAACGCCTGCATGGGGTTGGTAACTTCCTTGCCCTGGTTGCTGATAATGGGCTTGACCTCACGGTAGGGAACCACAAAGACCAGAGGGGCTTCTTCCAGATTGTCCACGTTGTAGACGTTCATCATCGCCATCTCATTAGTGAACTGGATACTGGTGGTCAGACCTACACGGGCGAAGATACGGAGTGCCGGGGGAACAATGTCCTCCAACTCAAAATACTTGAACTCAAGGTGCATGTTCTTACCAGACTTCTGCACCTTCTGGTTCAGAAAGTAGAGACGTGCCTTTGCAAGCTTCTGACGCACGTTCATGGTTTCATAGATGTTAGCCATTGCTATTTCCTCCTTGTCTTAAACAATCTGCCAGTCATCAGCCAGCAGGTCAGTCTGGGATGCCAGCCAGCCTACACAGAACTGGTCATCAGCGGTTTTCAGCACGATAGCGGGGAGAGTGAGGTCACCTTCCAGATGACGGACACAGGACAGGTCTGCATCGGTATGGAACTCAATGCCGTCAGCCAGGAACAGGAACATACCCTTGCCGTTCCAACCCTTACGGGCAACCTTCTGACCATGCTTGAGACGGTACAGGGCTTCACTGAAACAGAAGCCGTCATCATGGGCAGGCTCGTCAGCGCAGCAATCGCAGGTCTGATCAGCTTCGGGAACCGCAGAAGCATTTTCCTCCACGATCTCCCAGTCACCCTTCATAACCCACAGC